ATAGTCTAAATCAGATTTTGAATAATGTATATGCTGTGAAGGTAAAAAATCTGGTGCACCCTCACCTGTTTCAAACCATGCTGGATGTGTAACACGAACTCTGTTGTTTGGCAATGCTACAATATTACCCGTCCACTCACCAGCATCTATCAAATACATTACATGACTTTGTTTATGCTGTGCAGGATCATCTGCTATCTCGCTGTCAGTGTAATCGACTGTAAATAAATATTTGGCTGGATAAAAATTACCGCCTATTTTAGCTAACCAGGGACAAGGAGTTGCTCTATCTATTGTATAAACAGCATGAGTATGTGAAGGGCAATCCCAAGGCTGTGCATTATATACGTCCATAGGCACAGGCCATTCTTCTACTGGTATATCAGCCATGAGTGCTGTTATAGGCATTCTTGCCCACATAGCACCACCATGAACATTAGGATCATCTGTATCATCTGTTTCGCAACCAGTAAATATTAACTGAAAGCTTAAACATCTATTAGGCATAGTTGTTACAGCAACAGCCATAGCATGTAAAAACTCTCCGTGGTATCTAAGATGATTACAGGTATATTCTCTTCTCACCCAACATTTAAAGTGAGGAATATTACTCTGTAAATAAGGCATTAAGCTTTGACTAACTTATAACCTTTTTTCTTAGCAGCAGCTCTAAGTTTAGCGATAGTCATTGCAGGACCGCCTTTTTTCATGGCTTTAGTTTTTACCTTACCGCCTCTTCTCATGCCTTTAGTTTTCATCATACCACCTGCACGATATCCTTTTTTCTTCATCATTTTTCTACCTCCAGTAGTTATTTGTTTAGGAATATTTGAACGGGATATTGTCATTTAAACCAACCCATTGCTAGATTAGCAACAACGCCAACAACACCGCCCAAGGCCATCATAACCCAAAATCCACCTCTCCACTTATCAGCAGTAGCACGAAGTTGGGTTACATCTGTTTTAAGTTCTTTCATATCATCTTGAATTGCTCCAACCCTTTCTTCGAGTTTTGCCAAGCAAATTTCAAGTTCAGCCATCTTCATCGTTAGTATTCTTTTCTAAGATAAAGAATTACTGTATATGTGTCTGCACTATCGTGTCCAACAGTAGTAAATTTTATATCACCTGTTACACCAGAACCACCATTATTTGGTATGCCACCAAAAGAAGTGTAATCGTGATAACCAGATTGATTTTCACCAAGTTGAATAGCTAAAACATCTGATGTAGCATCAAAAAGGATATTAACTTTCATACCCGTACACTGCCACCAGATCTTTTGTATTGTTGCACCTGTGCAAGTAGTACCATTAGCACTTGTAGCTAAACCACTTACATCAACTTTAGTAACGGCACTTTCACCCGTGCCGTCACTTATATTGGTGAATTTTAAAACTGCATACTTTGGACCATCTAGAATGGTTTGAGTTGCAACTGTATCAGCCATTTTACCCTCCTAAAATACAGAGTATTCTAGTTCAACTGTAAATCTTCCAGCAGTTATATCAGCATTGACTGTAGTTGTTGCTCTAGCATATAAATTTACGTTAGCAACTGCCGCAGTCACATTTGGAACAAATATATGATAGTTACCAGCAGTATCATTAAAATTAATATCGATTTCAGTGATAGATTGTGTAGCACTTAATTGTTCATTAAATGATGTTACACCAGCACCTACTATTTCTGTACCACTTACGGCTGCGTTTGTGGCAGTACCACTTGTAGAACTAAGTGCTAAGTTACCAGCTAATGTTTCTCCAGCAGCAGTTGTGATACCAATTAAAGCTCTGTGTATGAAAATTTTAGATGGTGTTACTAATCCATCAGGAGCATCTACATTTAATGTTCCTAATTCTACTAAACAATCTCCATCTGCATAAGCAGTAGATGCTGCATCAGTACTAGCTAATGTTCCAGCAAATGATTGTATTTTACGAGTTCCTAAAGATACTAACTGTCCAGTTGAGTTAACTGAAAAACCAGTTTCTGTGACAGCACCGCTTGTGCCATCTTTATTGATTACATTGAATCCACCCTCTGATCGGATTGGACCCGAGAAAGTTGTATTAGCCATTTTAATTCTCCCGTCTTGGCAAGTGTCAATCACATTATGCGATTGTCGGTTAATCATTTATATAATGAAAAAAGCCAGATTGCAATGCAATCTGGCAAAGTTTTTTCTTGAGAGGAAATAATGAGTAAAATTAATTATTTCATATAAATCCTACCACAAATAAAAAAGGACGGCAAGTGCCGCCCTTCTAATCCCAGAATTTATTTTTTCAGTTATGCACCTGGTGAACCAAATACACATCTTGGATCAGAGAATCCAAAAGAATATCTCTCACGAGCTTTATATCTCATGTTTCCAGTATCGAAGTCTGCTTCCATACCAGTTGATAAAGCCACACGCTCAAAATGTAAGAACCCACGAGGAGTGTCTGTCATAATGAAGAATGCATCTGTATCAGTTAGGAAGTCATTAACGACATAACCTTCTGGTAACATACCCATGCTCTTGAGTGCATTAATATCGTTATCTGAAGTTGCTACACGCAATGTTGAGTTCATAATTCTCTCAGCAACGAATTGTAACTGTCTAGGAATAATTAACTTCATTCCTCTCAATGCTACAATAAGACCTCTTTCATCAACAAATCCAGCAATCTTAATTAATGCATCTTCAAGAGATGTTTCGTTAAGGTCTGCTGCAGTTGAAGGTTCATTTGCAAAAGTTGATCCATTTGTTAATGGATGATCTGTTGCACAGAGTTCCTTGCCGTCACCGCCTGTAACAGTGCTGTCAAACGCATTATTTAATACAGCTGCAGCTTTAACTTGCTTGGTGTGTGCCATTGAACGTGCTAAAGCCTTTGTGTATCTAGCAGAAAGTCTGTCATAAAGATTATCTTCAACAGCCTCCTCTGTGATACTGAATGCTAAAGCAATAGTCTCATGGTTATACCTTGCAGTATAAGCTTCATTTGCATCATCAAATGCCACTCCAGTACCTTCCGACTTAGTCGGTGCGGCACCAAAGCCAGATAGCATTACTTCTTCTTCAAACGATCTGTCTGATGACTCAGTTGTGAAAATTTCAGAGTGCTGATTTTCGTATCTAGCATACTCCATTCCGAAAAGAGCATTAAGACCTGGCTCTAGCTCTTTAGATAATTGTGCTCTACTTATCGCCATAATTAATCTCCTTTAAGAAATAGCTGCATCAGAATCTCCAACAGAACTGAAGAAGATATGATTGTTAATTTTAACGATATAGTTAACCCCAGCAGCTGAATGATCAGCATTTGTAGGATCATCATGTATACCCAATATCATTAAAGGATTAGACGGATCTGAATCCTCCGCTGTAGATATATCAATCTGAGCAGTAGAAATACCAGTTGTAGTACTTCCAGAAGCACCATTCTCAAGTTCAACTGTTTTGAAAATATCTGCTCTAGCAGTTGCCTTATTGGTGTTTGTTCCGTCAGATGCAACGATAAATCTTTGCATAGGGTTATCATACACGAAACCTTTTATATCGTGGTTAGTATCTGCTGACCCAGAACCAGGCCATGTGTTAGAAAACTTTAGTTTTCCTGTTGTTGCATCAACATATTCACAACCTGCAAAAACGCCTAACAACTGTTTTGTATCACCAGTTGCTGAACCTATTGCAATAGTTCCACCTGTTAATTCAACAACCACAGGTGAACCTTGGAATATAGCTGAGGCATCACTTTTGATAAAGTATTGATTTACTCCATCAGCAGTAGTACCGCCAAAACCATTGATTGGTTTTAAGCCGAATTTTAAGCTTGTATTAGCCATAAAACCTCCTAGTTAAAATTAAAATTTCATTAGGATTCACCTTTTCGGTTTCCTCCAAATGTTACACGACTTTGCCTTTCCTTTTGGATAGGCATTGAAGGATGTGACTCCTTCATTAAGTTTTCATCAACAGCCGTCATTTGGTTGCGGGTACGACCCCGATAGTAATCGTTTCTTTCCAATGCCGTCTCTTCAGGTATCCTAGCCAATATCAAGCCTCCTTGACCAATCACACCAGTATGCTTTCCTTCTGTAATAGTAGAAAATTCACTGTCTGGATATTCGTCAGCACGAACAGGTTCCCAACCTTCTCTTAATTTAGCGTGGACGTTCATTTGATCCTCCTCGCCTCGAATGTTGGTTCTTATCCATCTCTGCCTATATCCTTCTGGTGGTTTTGGAGCTTCAAGTCTGCTCGGTGGCGACCAGGGTTTTCTACGGGTAGCGTTTGCCCGTGTATTCGCTTCTCTTTTAGTTCGATCTGTCATAATCTACTCCTTTACATACTTTGCGTACTCTTCAAGAGGTACGTTAAGTTTTTTAGCTATTGCCACCTGCGAAGGAGACAATCTAACAGTTCTGCGTCCCGGTTTCTTGCGTGAAGCGGAAGTGTCAGCCGGAGCGACCCTAGCACTTCCTCCGTTTGCTCGTTCAGTATTAAATTTGTCTGGGAACAAATTTTTTAACTGACGATCAATTTCATCATAGTATTCATCAGATAAAAGGTCAAACCCTTCTTTTGATAATTTTTGGTGAATGCCCATAGCTGTGCTTGTCATTACTTCATCTTCACCAAACCAATCATTACGTTCTGCCCA